TGTTATTTTTATGTGTTTTTTGTATTCGATTTCTCTATAGTTTTATGAGGTGTTGTCTTTTATTGTTTTGTTTTATATCTTCGGCAACCCCTGACACCTCAACTCTTTCCTACACTACGCTCTTCCGATCTCCTTTCTGATTATGCCATCGTTAGCCGTCTCATCGTTTAAGTATCTTAGTCCGTCAATGTTAGCGAATGCGTAGAACTCGTTACTTGTCAAACTTCCCAATCCGTTGATAGGGTCAGATACTACTACCTCAAACTTACCATAGCTATCTGTCAGCTCTTCTATTGCTGTTGTGCTAAGTCCTTGTGTGCTTCGCACATCTAATATACTCTTAAGGTAGTTAGACGCATCAAAGAAGTACTCACCTCCTATACTTGTAGCTCTGTATGTTGGTACTCCAGTAATAGAAGCTCCCGCACTAGTCTTTAAATCAAACTCTAAATAAGCTGGGCTGTTAGTTACTTCTGTAGCTGTAAACTTAACAGGTAAATATCCGCTATATAATCCGTCCGCTGTCGGCTGTAATGTTAATGCTATTGCCATCTATCTCTGTTTTTTAAGATGCTAGTTCTACGATAATCTCATCGCACAACGTATCCATCGATGTATTAATCAGTCCCATTGTCCCACCCAAAGGAACTACCTTAGCCTGTAGTAAATTATCAAAACCATCACCTTCAACAGGTAAGCTCTGCTCATTCACAACTAAAGCACCCGACGGAGCGCCTTCTATTGCTGTCTTTTGTGCCTCAATAGATTTATAATTATGAGCTTGCTCTAGCATACTCTCAGCTTTTTTAATCACTACGTCTATGTCCATTATTTAATTTTTAGTTGCTTTCAATACAATATCTTTAGTTAATCTAACTATCTCTGCTTTGTTACTTTTTAACACCTTGTCAATTATCTGCAAATCTTCTTTTGGTGTACTTGTTCCTTTCGCATATATCCTCCTTTGTATAACTGATGCTGGAGGAAACGTTCCGCCATATCTAGAGCCTTTATTACTTATCCACTCTCTTATGTCTTTGAGGTCTACTAGCGTACCCGCCTTTGTACCGTTGTTAATGTTATCCCAATAATCCACCCCATATATATAGAAGTGATTACCTTTAAGCTCTTCTCTTAATGTGTTAACAGACTCACCCGAAGCGGAGCGCTTGTGAAACTCCATTTTATCCTTAATCTGTTTCTTTAAGAAATCACCTAGCTTACTCAAATCTCAAAATCCTTTAGTCTCTCAACCACTCTTATCATTAGGTTATCATAGCCTTCATAACTAAGATTACCTACCTTTATATCGTCAAGCAAAACGCACATTTTAGCAGATGAAGTCTCTAGCACAACGTCAACGCTTATAGTGTTCTTGCTTACTTGCATCTGTATACTATCCTCGTTCGCAGATACTGATGGGTCTTTTATCTCTATGTCAAATTGTTCAAATTTATATGTTGCCATTTCTATTTATTTTAACTTAATGTTGTGCCTGTTATAGTGAAATCTCTAACTAATAGAGCATAGTTACTAGCTGATTTTAGGGTTCTTTGCATGTAGTCTATATTGCTCTGTCCTGTTTTTGCTCTTACATTACTTGATACTTCAGTAGTGGTAGATGAAAAGGCCACCCAAAAACCAGCGGGGTTCAATGAACTGAACGGGCTATAATTTAAGAACGTAGTTCCGCTCTCCATTACTCTAAACATTTCATTAGAGTTAGCCACATACCAATTAGAAAAAGTACCAACACTGTAAGGGGAGTTAGTCATCCAATCCGACCAAATTTGCTTACCACTTGTAGAGCTATTATTGCTAGTTGAATATCCTAGTACTGCACTGCCCCCGTCCCATGTACTCCAATCTATAACAATGCCATCTGCATATACTTGAGTTCCTACGCTATCAGTAAATCTATCCGTCCCACCGAAAGGATTGTCATAAGGTATAGTATCAAAGTCTGTCAACCTACCTCTCTGTAAATCTCCGTCATCATTGGTAGCGTAGCTAGTTACAGCTCCAGTCTGCAAAGGCATTAACCCTTTCGGTGAAGATGCGTCTAGTATAGTTATAGTGCGACCTGTCAAGCTCTCGGGAGTGATAGTGTTTCCGCTTACATCTCTTAATAAAATATCTTCGTCCTTTTTACTTGGCTTAGTTATAAATGCAGCACCATTAACTGTGATAGATTCGTCTGGTATATCAACATCTAGCATACTCGGACTTGTTACGCTATAGCTGTTATCAGAGTTGCTTATTGTTACGTCGGGAGTCCTTACATCCTTAACACTAGGAGATGTTATAGAAAAGCTGCTGTCCGTATTTCTTATCGTAATATCTGGCAGCTCTAAGTCTCCACCACTTGCTACACTAACGTCGTAGGTATCGTCTGAGTTGCTTACTCTAGCATCTGATACTACAGGCTGAGTTACTACAATATCATAGCCCGTAAACGTCGCGGCTATATCTTCCCCGTTTTGGTTCTTTAGCGTTAGCTGCAAGTCTACATTAGCCGCTTGAGTATACTTCAAAAGGCTATTAAAATATACCTTAACCTCGTCTGCTGTCGGTGTTATCTCTTCGGGGTCAATACAGAAGTTTCTCTTTAGGTTAATATTAACCCTAAACTCCATCGTTAAGAATCCTTCAATAGATAGCCTTTCAGCTATTGGAATCTCTTCTGTAGTAAGTACTTCTAGGTAGTAATCTCATTCAAATGGCAATGCCTTAACCCACGTTATAAAGTACTCTCTAAGCGCATTATATTGGGTAACGATATAGTCCATCTGATATGCTGCACTTTCTGTCTTTAAGCTATCATGATAGTTAGCTAGCAAGTAGACGTTTAACGTCATCTCTGTAGTTGACTCGCTGAAGTCATTTGTCTCTCCAGCATACTGCCACATTAGACAGGGCAGCGTCTGATTTAATAGTTCGTTAACGTCGAACAATGTCTCAATCTCAGTATAAGTTAAACCCGAGCTAATAGCTTTACTTCTTATCCTGTCTCTTAGTCCTATTAAATCCATATTAATCTAGTAAATGTAATTATTAATAAATGTCTTTTTGTCAAATTCTCGTTAATGCCTTCTTATATTCTATACAACTAAACACTTCATCTAAGCTAGTATTAAGTACTTTATCAAAGTTAGTTAAGCTCTTCTTCCAAAATGGAGTACTATAGTTAAATACTCCGCTCTCAGCTACCTCAGCAAAGAGAGGATAGTACCCTAGATTCTCCACAAACTTATTAGACTTTCCAGCTCCTCCACTAGAGGTAAATGTTGCGGGGTGTCTAGACTGAAGCTCCTCAAGGAACTGAGCAAAAAAAAAGAGATACTATAAAATAAATCCATTCTACCATATTTTTTTAAGAACTCTATTCGCTCCTCTATCTCTTGTAGGTCTTGGTAGTATTCGCCCTCTCTCATGTACACAGCCGCAACTACAATACCCTTATTAGACTCGTCTATATCTTTCATTGAACTAAGCAAGCTCATAACGTCCATGAAGTCGCCCGCTGTCCCTCTCATGAAATCGGGAATAGAGAACTTCTTACCGTTAATCTTGAACTTAGTCTTAGGCTCTTCATCTTGAATCCATCCGAAAGCAATAAGGAACAAGTTCTCTAGCTTAGACCAATTAACTTGCATAAGCTCGTCGTATGTTATGCCATCACTTAGCGCCTCAATAGTTCTGCAAATACTTTCTATTGCGCTCTTGGTAGCACCCTCTACATCGCCATCCTCCATGCTACTCCTAGCATCTTCAGCCATAACAAAGTAAGTATACGCTTCCTTCCATTGCTCATAAGTCACCTCATGTCTTCCTGTAGGTACTCTGAACTCTTTAGTCTCTTCTCCGTTAACCTTTACTGCGTATGTGTTCATTCTGTTCTTTCATTTTATTTAGTAAATCATAAATCTTGTCATCTAGCTCCTTATCATCTGCTAGGTTTAATAGAGATATTGTCTCTAATATTTCATCCTCGATGGTCATATGTAAACGGTGTTTTTTGGCTTTGAAAATGTATAGATATAATATCCCGCAGCATCTGTGACGTGGTCAAGTCCGCTGCTCTTGTCTGGCTGTCCATTCTTATCGTAAGCTTGCTGCTCTAATCCTTGAGCTAACATAGGACATTTATGCCTGTTAACCTTATACCCCTTTCGTAGCATCATATTAACGGTGTTAATCCTGTCCTTAACAAAAGGGTTCGTCTTGTGCGTGTATACTTGGAATCCATGCTGTCTAATTATATCATGGTCAGTAGTTGAGCTATATGTTTTTCTAGAAGCTCCAGACGCATGGGGGTAAACCA